ATTTATATTATTTTTTTCCTAACTCTTCATTCCTAAATACTCTTTAACGATATCATCAATAATATTAGTATTTTTAAATACATCTAATAATTCAAAAAACCATTTATTAATATCTATATTATTAATTGCATATGATACAATTAATGTTAAAGCAATACTTCCAAAACAAGATAAATAATTATTATTAATAGTTTTTGATATATAAAAAGATAATTTAATTATATTTTTTAAATCTATTGAAGGAATATTATTTAATTTTATATTATTATCAAAATATAATAATCCAATTACAATTGATGGTAATAAAACAGTATGATTATAATTAATACTCAAAGAATTTGTTTTTAATTTTTGATAATTTAATTCTTGCAAATTATATTTTTTTAAATAAATATTTAAATTATCAATATATGAATTCATAATTTTATCAATATCATTTGAATTCCAAGAATTTGAATTTTCATTTATCATACCAAATTGATTATTCTATAGTTGATTTGATGAAGAAACACAATGTTCAATATATGTATCTAAAAATGATAAAAAATAAATGATATGAATATCTGTTTTTTTATTAGAAATATCATATTTAGAATATCCACCATATAAATACCAAAAATCAATATTTATTTGTCTAGTATAAAAAATAGCATTTTGTTTATAATTTTTATTTAAATTTAATTTATTTTTAATATCATCATCATTATAATAACTATTATTAAATCCAATAATATTACCAATAATTGTTAAATAAAATATTTTTTTTAATTTTTTCATAAATATCTAAATATATAATTGTTTATATTAAAAAAATCATAATACGAATTGCATATTTCCATTTGAAAATCTAATTATTTTATATGCAATTCCATATATTTTAATTATAATTTTATCATTTTTTAAATTTAAATAATTATAAAATAAATTATCTAATGTTATATCTAATGATTTATCTATTTTAACATTAAAATTAAAATATCCAGAAGATTGATATGATTCAGGATATAATCCAAAATTAAATATATTTATACCATTTTTAATATTACTATTTTGATATTGATATGGTTGTATAATATTATAATATATACTATTATTATTTATATTTCTTTTAATACCATCAAATTGAATTATAGAGTTTGATATTGGATTAAATAAAGAAATATTATTATTATTATTAATATCTAAATATATTAAACCAAAATTTTCATTTATAATAAATTTTTTATTTATTGTTATACCATCATTTGAAATATCAATTATTTTATATTTTCCATTATAATTAATTGTATTTTTAATTATAATATTATTTCCAATTTCAAAAACATGATTTCCAATAATTATATTAATATTATTATTATTATTATAATTATTATTATTAATATTAATAATATTATATTGAATAAAAATTCCATAATTATTAAAATTTTTAAATAATATTAAATTTGATATATTTTTGATTACCCAAAATAATTGTTTAATATTTGATGAAAAATCTAATTTAATTGAATAATCCATATTTAAATTTAATTTATATAAATTTATCTAAGGCTATTCAATTATATACTCTTTTATATTTAAACCAAATATTTCTCGTTCCTATTTATTTAAAAATATATAATCAATATATAATGATATTTGTTTAATTTCTATATTATTTATTTCATTTTGAATATTTTTTGATTGATCATAAATTATACAATTATTTATATTATTTATTTTAATACTTATATTTATATCACCATTTTTTAAACATATTGATGGTAATGACAATGATTGATCTTTATTAAACCAAAAAATTAATGGAATATATAATATAATATCATTATTATTATCATAATTAATTTGATTACCAATCATTTTATCATATAAATTTTTCATATTAATATTTTTATATATATCTTGATAAATATTTAGATAATCTGAATCATATGTTGATATATCAATACCATTAATATTAATAGTATAATTATTAATTATAAAATGTCCAATATTTTCAATCCATTTAATATCATAACAAGTATTAGAATAATATAAAATCTAATTATTTAATATAAATATATTATCAATATAATATTTATTATCAATCATCATTAAATTAATTAATTGATTAATATATTTTTTAATATTATTAACAGAATTTAAATTAGAATTTTCATCAATTAAAGAATTAATATTATTTGATGAAAAATAACTAAATATATCAAAATAATGTAATTTCAAACTATATAAATTTGTATTTAAAATAGTATTATATATTTGTCTATTTTCTAATATTAATACTGAATTAATTTTTAATATTATATTTTCTATATTTAATTTTAATAATAATTCAATTTCTAATACATTAATTGCTTGATATACTAATTTATAAAATGTTTTACTCATTGTATGATCTGTTTGATATAATAATAATTTATCTTGTAAAATAGATTTATTATTAAGATCATTAATTAAATCATTATTATTTTTAAGAATTTTAATTTTTGGAAGAATAATTTTTAAATAAATTTTATTAATAAGATCACCTGTTTTAGTTAAAGTGCAAGTTATCTAATTATTAAAATTATTATTTCCATAAAAAAATTCTTCAATTGATGAAAATGAGAATTTACTATGTCTAATATTTTGATTTTTAAAAAAAGATATTTCTGGCTATATAGTTAAAAAATTATCAATTGAAAAATTTTTATTATTTAAATGTTGATTATTCATTTTATTATATTTATTATATTTACATGAACACTAATTTAAATATAAATGATAAAAATAAAAATATTGAAATAAATAAAAATATATTATTTATTGATAGTTTAAATCAAAATCAAACTATGAATTTATCAATTTTTCCATCATTTATTCAAAATCCATTTAAATCAAAAGTAAATTTTAATCCATTAAATAATCAAGATAATTTTTATATAGAAAAAAAATTTACAAATATTAAATATATTAAATTAATAGATGCGTATTTACCTAATTTATATCATATTAATACAACTATATTATCAAATTTAGAAACTTTACCTGATGAAAATAATATAATAAATAATTTATATTTTAATAATCAAAATTATAATGAAAATATAAATTTAGAAATAAATAATGTTAATTATATTATAATAAATAATTATAAAATAGTATTTGATAAAATAGATTTTTCAATAACATCAACTAATTTAAATAATTAGCAAACATATCATTATAGTTATATTAATAATAATTTTAATCAATCATATAATTATATCTTATCTAATTTAAATTCATTTCAAATAAATGATTTTATTTTAAATTATTTAAAAAATAAAAATTATACAATTGGATCTGTTATTTTATTAAATAATATGCCATTTAATTTAACTATTACAAATATAACAAATTCTTATAATATCATTTATAAATATAATTATTGCATCAAATTAAATGATATTAATGATATATTAAATACCATATATTATTATAAATATGATACATTATCAAATATTACGACTAGAAAAATATTTAATTTAAATCAATAGAAATTAGATAAAGAAAAATATTTAATTATTAATATTCCTGAAATATATAATAATGATCATTATACAACATTTAATAATATAATAAAATCATTTGGTTCATTATATATTGATAATAATGATATTAATAATAATAATCAATATAAAAGATGGAAATCAAATGATGCGATAAAAACATTTAAAAATAATGAATTAATGAATTTAAATACATTATCGATTTTAATATATGATTCTAATATGAATCTTTTAACGATATCAGATGATAATTCATATATAGATAAATATTATAATTTAAAAACAAAATATAATAAATATGTTGAAAATTATGCAAATAATTATATTAATTTTAGACATCCATTTTATGTAAATTTTCAAACAACATTTAAATTTGAAATTGGATATTATGAAACACTATATAATAATTGATAAAAATAAAAATTTTGACTAAATAATTTATAATTTATATATTAAAATAATAAATTATTATATTTAATAATTATATTATTAAATGGAAAATAAATTAAAAGATAATAATGAATTTTATTTAGGAGGCGTTTTAAAAATTAAACCAAAAAAAATATTAATGAAAAGAGAATTTAATAAAAATAATATCATGTCTTTAGAAGATATTTTAAAAATATCAAATGATAATATTATACAACCAACTATTACGAATACAAGATTTAATCAACCATCTAAATATATAAATTAATTAATTATCTAATTATATAAATTATTTTATTATTTATTATTTTATCATTTATTTATTATTTATTTTATCATTTTATTATTAATTATTTTATTAATTATTATTTCATTATTAATTATTTTATTATTAATTATTTTTATCAAGATTTAAATAAATAATCAATTAATAATAATATAATGAAAATAAATGATGAAATAATAAATAATATAATAATAAATAATAAAATAATAAATGATGAAATAATAAATAATAAAATAATTAATGATGAAATAATAAATAATGAAATAAATGATGAAATAATAAATGATGAAATAGATAATAAAATAATAAATAAAATAATAAATGATGAAATAGATAATGAAATAATAAATAATAAATCAATTGATAATGATGATAAAAGTTATGAAATAGTTGATAATAAAATAATAAAAGATAGATTAATAATTGGAGCAGCTGGATCGATTGGTTTTGTTTTTGTTGGAATGCTAAAATAGTTAGATGAAAAAAATCAATTAAATAATATTAAAAAATATTATGGATGTTCAGTTGGATCTATTTTATGTTCATTATTAACAATTGGATATACACCAAATGAATTAGTAAATATAATGTCAAAAATAGATACAAGTAAATTATTAAATGAATTTAGTATAAATTTATTATTAAAACATAATTGTATATATAATAATTTTAAAATTACATTATATTTACAAAAATTAATTTCAGATAAAAATATTAATAAAAATATAACATTAAAACAACATTATGAATTATTTAATAAAAAATTAACAATAGTTGTAACAAATATAACCAAAAATATATGTGAATATATATCATATAAAAATTATCCTAATTTACAATTATGGAAAGCAATTTTAATGTCAATAAGTATACCACTAGTATTTCCATTAGTTAAATATAATAATGATGAATATGTTGATGGTGCTGTATTAAATTGCTTACCAATAGAATTAATTAGAGAAAAAAATTATGATAAAACAATAATAATATCATATGAACCTACTTTTGTTAAAAGTAAAAATGATGAACAAATAATAGATTCAACACAATCTATTTTAAAAAAAGAAGATATAATACAATCTTCTAAAATTGAAATAAAAAATAATATAGAATTTAATAATATAATATCATATATCTTTAATATATCAAAAATATATTTATCACAAATAAATTTACAAAAAAAAAATAAATTAATTTATTTTAAAAATTACTATTGTTATTATTATAATTTTCCAAATATAAAACAATTTATTTATTCATTTATTGATATCAAAAATACTGAAGAAGAAATTATTAAATTTATTAATGATGGATATAATTATATTAAAAATAATTAAATATATATATTTATTTATATAATAAGTATAATATGAATGAATTTGATATTGATAATATAAATTTCATGTGTTATGATTTTTTATATAATAAATCATATGATAATTATGATATTGGATCTATTGCACCATCAACTTTGAATATAAATAATATTAAATATATAATAACATCTTCTAATTTTTTAGAGTATGAAAATATGATGAAAAATATATTTAAAAGTGAAAAAATAGAATTTAAAAATCATGATAATGAAAAAAAAATAATAACAATGATAAGATATGGTGATTATCCAGTGGATATTAATATTAATTATAATAGTATAAAAAATATTGATAATATAAAAATATATGATAAAAATAATATTAATGAAACAATATCATATATATTAAATGATATTATAATTGATAAAAAAATAGATGGATTATTATTAAATGTTATTAATTTTATTATAGATCCAGTTATATTAAAATCATATAATTTAGATAAATTAGATAAATATGATTCATTAATATTAAATAAAAATTATATATCAATAAATATAACTGAAAATTATTTTAATAATATGATAACATTTGATCAATATTTAGATGAACAAATTAAAAATAATTCATTAGATATAAATATAATTAAAAAAATATTATTTAAAATATTATATAATTTAAATATAATACAAGATAAATATCCAAATTTTAGACATAATAATTTATTATTAAATAATATTAAAATACAATTTTTAAATGATAATATATTAAATGATAATAATAATAATGAAAATATTTATAATACTAAATTTCAAAATTATGTATTACAAAATGATAAAATTTAGATTAAAATATATAATTTTGAAAATTCAATATTAACTTCAAATATTTATTTTGATAAATTAGATAAAAAATTACAATTACAAAATAGATATTATGATGTATATATATTATTTAATGATTTAAAAAATAAATTAAATAAATATCCAAATGTGGATGAATTAATAACTTTTTTAAATGAATATATAACTAAAAAAAATGAAAATGATAATGAATTTATATTAATTGAAAAAATATTTAATGATAAATTTTTTGATACATTTAAATAGAATAAAACAATAAATGATAAAAAAATAAATAAAATAAATAAATTAACTAAATAGATTAAACAAAAAAAAAAAGATATGAAAAATAAAGATAAAAATAATAAAGATAAAAAAAATAAAAATACAGATAATACAAAATTAATAGAAAAAATTAATAATAATTTATAGAAATTAATTATATCTGATGATTCTTCTGATAATAATATAAATAATGAAAATATAAATAATGAAATAAATGATAAAAAAATAAATAATAAAAAAATAAATGATGAAAAAATAATTTAGAAATTAATATCAGGATCAAGAATAATTAATACGAAATCAAATAATAAATTAAATAATAAATTAGTTGATGAATTAATTAATGAATCAATTAAATCAATTAAACCAAATAAATCAACTAATTCAACTAATTCAACTAAAATAATTATGGGTTCAAGAACAACTAAAAATGAAAATAAAAATGAAAATAAAAATGAAAATAAAAATTAGAAATTAATTATTGGTTTTAGATCAAATGATAAATTAAATAATAATAATTCAGAAAATGATAAATCAAATGATAATAATTCTGAAAATGATAAAAATTCTAAAAATGAAAATGATAAATTAAATAGTGATAATTCAAATAATTCAAATAATAATAAAAATAAAAATAATAAAAATAATAAATCAAAAGCTAAATTAAAAAAAATATTTAATATTAAAAAATCAAATAATATAAATCAATTAAATAATATAAATGGATTAAATAATTTAAATAATATAAATAATATAAATGGATTAAATAATTTAAATAATATAAATGGATTAAATAATTTAAATAATTTAAATAATTTAAATAATATGAATAATTTAAATAATGGATTAAATAATTTAAATAATGTAAATAATTTAAATAATGTAAATAATTTAAATAATGGATTAAATAATGTAAATAATTTAAATTTACAATATGGTGGTAATGATGATGATAATGATAATGATAATGATAATGATAATGATAATGATATAAATATTAATGATATTGAAATATAGAATAAATAGAATGAAGTTAATCAAACAAGAATTATTCCAACTAATGAATATAATATATAGTATGATACATAGAATAAATATAAATATAATAAAATTAAAGATAAAATACAATCTAATTTTCCTAAAACTGGATATGAAGGACGTAATTATAAAGAAAATTACAAAAAATATGATCAAAATAAACAAATTTTTTCTAAAAATGAAAATATAGAAATGAATTAGAATATAAATTAGAATATGGATTAGAATATGAATTTAATGAATGCATAGGTATTTAATTAGTTATATCCAAATTATAGTATGAATACATTTAATCCATATAATACATTAAATCCACTAAATCCAATTATTAAAAATTATAATGTTGAAGTAAATACATTAACTGGAAATTTAAATAAAGTTGCAGATTTATATGAAGATATATTACCATCATATAATGCAATTAGAAATATTAAACAAACAACTATTGCAGAAAGATTAATATTATATAATAATATTCGTGGATTATATGTATTACGAAATGATGGTGAAGAAATAAATTTTGATAATAAATCAGATATTAAAAATGAATTATTTACATTATTAAGTTATATTAAAATTTTACAAGTAAATCCATATCATTATTCAAAATTAACAAATAATCCATATACAACATTATCAGATAATATAATAATATGGAATGCCAAATATCCAGTTCAATTAAATACACAAACTAATTAGATAATATCTGCAAAAAATAATATAGATTTAAATATCAGATTATATAAATTAACTAATTTAGAAACAGTCGCAGGAAAATTTGGAAATAATTATAAAATGTTAGATGCAAATGTATGGAGAGAATTAGTTTATTATGAATATGTTAGAGAACAAATATTAAAAAAATACAAATGTCCAAATTTTATAATGTTATATGCTTATTATACCGCAAATAATGTAAATATTGATTTTGAAAAAATAAAATTAAAAAATTATATTAAAAATACAAATAAACAAAATTTTGATGATCAATAGATTGAAAAATATAATAAAGATATTGAAGAATTAGATAAAAAAGGATAGATGCAAGTTTTATCTGAATAGTTGGCAAATGTTATTTTAAATTTTAAAATGCCAACATTATTTAATAATACAAATGTTAAAACAAATTTTGATTTTTTAAAAAAATTATCAAATAAATCTATCATAGCATTAACTGAAGCTCCAACATATAATATCGTTGAATGGGCTAGTAGAGTATATTAGATCGAATTTAAAAGTTCTAAAAAAATGTTAAGATCTGGTTATCATTCTTTTTTAGAATGGGAAACAGTTATATTTTAGATGATTATAATATTAAAAATATTATATAAAGAAAAAATAATATTTTCAAATTTTTCATTAGAAAATATGTTTATTAAAAAACTTGATATTGGAATTGGTCAAAATTTCGGATTATATAAATATGTAATAAATGGAGTTTCATATTATATGCCAAATTATGGAAATTTAGTAATGTTAGATAGTAAATTCCAAGATATAGATACTAATAATACATTAATTAATAATGCATCATCTTTTAAAATAATAGGAAAAATATTTGAAGATATTGATTACACAGAACAAAATTTTAATAATAAATTTAAAGATATCATTACCAAATTTTTAAATTTATCAAATCAATTTTCAACTTTATTTCATATTTATGGTGGATTTAGATTAGAAGAAGATTTAAAAATATTATTTGAAAATATTAATAAATCATCATCAACAATGAATTCAACAAATATTGATAATATTTTATCAAAAATATTATTTGATAATTTTAAAAAATATATGAATAATAGAATTGGTACAGAATTAAGAATGCAAGAAAATAATTATTTAAATCATCAAAATAAAAATTTTAATATTGGAGATTTAGTTGCATACAAAATTATGGATAAATATTATATAGCAAGTATATGTGATGTATCAAATGATAATAAAAAATATAAAATATTAACTTGTAATATAAATATATTATTAGATGATAATAATAATAATAGAGATAATTTATGTGATGAAATTGTTGAAATTTCAATAAATAATAATGAAGATATAATAAAAATATATGGAAATATACAACAAGATTATAGAGTTAACCTTAAATTATCTGAAGAAAGTATATTAGAAACTTATTATATATAATTATTATTAATTTTCAGTAATATTATACAAAATTTTTTGTTTATTTAATTTTTTTAAAAATAATTTTAAATTATCTTTTTCAGCAATAATTAATAATTCTATTTTTTTAAATTTAAAATTATTTTTAGAATATATAGTTATAAAATCAACTTTATCAAGTAGTTGTAAATATATAATATTTTCTTCATTTAATTTATTACAATCAATTATTGTTTGATTTATTTTTACATCATTTAAAGATATTATTTGTTTAATAAATATTTTTTTATTATGATATTTATTATCACATAAATTTGATTTATATAAATCTAAAATTTTATCATATTTTATATTATTAAATATATCATTATTTTGATTTTCAAATACTATTCTATATTCATTTGTTTCTAATTTAATCCATTTGTTTTTTTCCTTTTTCCATAAATTTTTATCATTGCCAATTAATATAGTATCATTTAATGTTAATGATGCAGGAACCAATGGAGATGGTCTATCAATTCTTTTATTAATTTCAGATTTTATCAAATGAAATTGAGTTAATATTTTATCAATTCTTTTTGCATTTTTTTCTGATAAAGATTTTGTAATTTTATCATTAGATTTATTTATTGGTGAAATCATCATATGTTCATTATTTTCTTTAATACAATTTCCAATATCAAAAAACTATTCTTGATACATTATCATATCTTCATAATTTATTTTATATAATATAACAAATATCATATCTGATAATTTTTTGTTTTTAGTATCATATAATAATTTATTTGGAATATTTGAAAAAATAATATTAATACCTATTTTTTTATATACATAATTATAACAATCTGTATGTAAAAATAAACCATGATTATATATATACATTTCTAATTTATTATTTATTTTAAAATAAAAATTAGCATCATCATATGCTAAATTATGAATGACTGTATCATTTGCTAATAATACAGTACATTTTTTTAACCAATCATGATTTTTTAAACAATTTTTTTCATTATATTTATATTTATTAGATTTTTTTTCTTCTTCATTTAGATCCAAATATTCTATATCTCTTTCTATATATTTATCATTGCAATTAAATGTATTTCCACATATTATACAATAAATATCAAACGAACCCATATGTATATATATATTGATATAAATAAAATAAATAAAAAAGATTGATATAAAATAAAATAAAATAAATTATTATTTATATATAATATAAAATGAACGAATTAGGATTTAATGAATTTGATATGAAAAGTTTAATTTATGATAAAGAAGGTAATTTTGTCAATCCAAGAATATTATTAATTGGTAAATCAGGAAGTGGTAAGAGTTATGTTATTCGAGATATTTTATATCACATTCAAGATATTCCTTGTGGAACAGTTATTGCACCAACTTGTAAAATGAATAAATTTTATGATCCATTTATTGGTAAATCATATATTCATTATGAATATAAAGATGAAATTATTCCTACTATATTAGATAGATAGATGAAAATCTTATCTAAAAATGAAGAAAGAATAAAAAAAAATAAAAATCCAATAGATCCCAGATGTTTTCTTGTGATGGATGATTGTATGAGTTCAAAAGCCAAGTGGTTAAAAGATCCTAATATTTTATCAATTTTTAATGAGGGTCGTCATTACAACCTTTTTTTTTGAGTATGCAATATTGTAAATCAATAGGTCCAGAGTTAAGATCAAATGCAGATTTTATATTTTTAACATCTGAAGATAATGTTGAGAACCGTAAGAAATTATATCAAGATTATGCAGGTATATTTCCAGATATAAAATTATTTACTAAAGCATTTATGGCAATTACAGAAAATTATGGAGTAATGGTTATAAATAATAGAATAAAAAATTCAAGCAATTTAAAAGATAGAATATTTTGGTATAAGGCTAAAGACAGATCAGAAGAAGATTATAAAGTAGGATCAAAAAAATATATAGATTATAATGAAAAAGTATATGATAAAAATTATGAAAAAAAGAATTTTTTTGATATGTCAACTTATAATAAAAATACAAATATTCAAATTAAATTATTTAAATGAAATTACTCTAAATAACTTATTTAAATCAAATTATTTAAATTAAATTATTTAAATAAAAAAAATTGAAATTAATTTTATTTGAATATAATATAAATAATATAATGATATAATCATATAAATTGATATAATCTAGTATAAAAAATATAATTTATTCTAATTTAATATTAAAAGAAAATAATGTAAACAGAAGCAACAAAATTATTTATTTAAAAAGCAAGATTACTTCATGGATATAAATATAATTATGATAAAGTTGAATATATAAATTGTAAAACATTAATTACAATAACATGTTATAAGCATGGAGATTATTTTTAACGACCAAAATCTCATCTAGAAAATTATGGCTGTTCAAATTGTGGAAAAGAAAAAGGTCTTGTTTCAAAAGAAGAATTTCTATAAAAAGCTAAATAAATACACGGTGATGAATTTGAGTATAATGATATTGTATTTATAAATATGGTAACTAAAATAGAAATTAAATGTAGAATACATGGATTTTTTTCTTAATTACCCAGTAAACACGTGTAAACTGTAAAAGGAGAATTAATTGGTTAAAAATGTATGAAATGTAAAAATTAATCTCAAGTATCAACTATTTAATAATTTATTGAAAAGGCAAATATTGTTCATAATTTTAAATATAATTATTCTAAAGTTAATTATATTAATGCACATACTAAAATAATAATAATATGTCCAACTCATGCTGAGTTTAATTAATTTTCTTACAATCATCTTTTTGGATATGGATGCGATAAATGTGGTATTATAAGTACAGCAACTAAATAAACAAAAACTACATCCTAATTTATTTAATAATCAAAAGAATTATTTGATAATTAATATACATATGAAAAAACAAATTATGTTAAAAAAAATTAAAATGTAATTATTACTTGTCATATTCATGGAGATATTAATATTATACCATATTATCATTTATAAATTGGTTGTTAATAATGTAATTAAAATAGACCTGAAAAATTATTATTAATTTAAGAAAAAATATTTTAATAAAAATAAAATTTTATTGAAAAAGCAACCATTAAACATAATAATAAATATGATTATTCAAATATTGATTTTAAAAGTAATATTTAAAAAATTTAAATATATTGTGATGTTCATGGACTTTTTGAATAAAGGGCTGCAGTTCATTTAATAAAAGGATGTCCAAAATGTTCTAATTTTTAAAGATAAAGAATAACTACTGAATAATTTATTTAAAGAGCTATTCTTATTCATGGAAATAAATATTCATATGATAAAGTTGATTATAAAAGTGCACATTAAAAAGTAATAATAACTTGTTCCAAGCATGGTGACTATATTTAGGAGGCAAATCATCACATTTAATAGAAAAATGGATGTCCAAAATGTGTTAATAATCAATATTCTTAAAAAGCAATTGATTGGTTAGAACTATTGTCTGAACTATTAAATATCAAAATTTAACATTTTAAAAATGATGGAGAGTATAAAATCCCAAAAACCAAATATAAAGCAGATGGTTATTGTTAGGAAACAAATACTATCTTTGAATTTAATGGAGATTATTGGCACAATTCACTTCGTTCATCTCACTTCGTTCAGCAAAACTAAAGTTTTGCATTTAAAAATAATTATATTGATGAAAATATCTAAAAAAATGCAAAACCTCAGTTTTGCCGAGTGCAACGAGACGAGTATTGCGAGTTGTGGCATGGAAATCCAAAAATGTTTGATTAAGATAAAATGAATGTTCAAGCAAAATCAACTTTTAAAGAATTATATGATAAAACATTGTAAAAAGAATAATAATTATTAAATTTAGGTTATAACATTGTATCAATTTGGGAAAATGATTTTCAAAAAATTATGAAAAATAAACAATTAGAATAATCAAATTAAAAATAAAATTTAAAATCAAATTGGAAATAATAATTAATTGATCATTATTATTTAAATTATAATTTTTGTTAATTAAAATCATTTTTTAATAAATGAATTATTTATAAATTGTTAGATTTATCAGGTTATATAAAACTTATTTTGATTATATATAAATATGAATGATAATTTAAGTTATTCAAATAATTGAAATTTTTAATATATAATAAATATTCAAATAATTAAAATTTTTAATATAAATATAATAAAAATTTAAATAAAAAAAAATTGAAATTACATTATCATAAACAATTCAATAAAAATAATATGATAATAAAAAATAATATAAAATTAATAAATAAATATTTTAATTTTAAAATAATAATAAAAATAATGTAAAAATAATTCTTTGATTTTTTAAATGTATAATAATATCCTGTATTAGATCTTGGATAATAATAAGGATTAACTGGTTATATTGATTTTATAACTGTTGAATAAATGACATCTCCAATAATGTAAGGAATCGATAAATTTAATAGATAATTTATTGCTTTTAAATTAGATAAAATTGATAGTAAAACAAATACTGTTGAATAAATTGTTTGCACTTTTTTCTAAAGATACACAGATAATGATCAGGTATTATAATATGGTTCACAATTTAAATATGGATCATAAACATTATGGTGTACATCTTTTTGTTCCCATCTGTTAATTGATACGAAACTGTTATATTTGATTATATTTGATTATAATTAAATATAATAATTTTGCATAATTCTATGGTTGATGGAAACCACGGATCTGAATCCGTTCGAATATTTATTCATATATTTTTAATCAATATATTTCTTGCTCCATTTATATCACGATTAATTTTAACATTACAATTTTAACATTATTTTAATCTATTAATATAATTTGAACTAAGAATTCCACATTGACCACAACATTATGAAGTATATTCCTCAGTTACAACTCTAACATGACAACCATATTCACTGCCTTTGGCAATTAAGTGTTATCTAAATTTGTAATGAGAT